TTTGTTGAGTGGTGATGCGTGTGATGGACGCGGCGTGTCGTATAAGGCTTTGCGTTTGGCGCGGACGGAGATCCAAAAGGTGCATGCGCTGGCGACAGATCGCATGATGGCTCAGCAGCCGTGGGTCGAAAAAGAGAAGATCAATCTTTCGGCGGCGCACCCGGAGCCGGACGAATGCGACGATGCGGCGCATGGCGGTGAGGATGGGAAGGGTATCTTCCCGGTCGGTACGCATGAACTGCCGTTCCACCCGAATTGCTTGTGCTACAAGACCGCTGTGTTGATGGACCGCGAGCAATTTACAAGCCAAATGCGCGATTGGTTACAGGGCGGGCAATGGGCTGAGATGGATGCATATGCCGATCAGATCGGCGTGCCGTTGGATACCGACCTGATGCCCGCGGCGGTGAATTTGGCGGTTTGGTTATTCAGCGATGAGCTGAATGATTGGATGAAATAGCGATGAGTCTTGCGAGTGATATCAAAATTGCTTTGGAAAGCAATGATGACCTCATGGATATTTTGACGGGCGGGGTGCATTGTGACGTGGAGGAACTCAGCCGCCAAAATACGCCGGGCGCGTTTGACAGTAATGGCGAAATTCAGCCGTCTGCGTTGGTGAAGCTGGGCGTGGAGATCCCCACGGGTCCGTTCGTGCGGGCGGCGCAGTGCCCGGTGATCATCTATTTTTATGACCGGCAGGGCTTTGCCAACATTGACGCCGCGATGGGACTGGTGTTTGACCAGCTCAACGAGACGCAGACCGGTGACCGGGTGTGGAATTTGGCTTTTTCGAACAGTGTGTATAACCAGCGGGATGTGGCGCTCGATTGTGCGCTCAGCACGCTGAGATTTGTTGCCATCAGGCATAAATAATAAGGAGTACGACATGACGACAGGAACAGACAACAAACCTTTTGGGCTGAATCAGATGACGGTGGTGAACAATGCGGACACTCAGGCTATCGTTCTGCCCGCCGCCCTTGAACTGGAGTTCGAGGAGGTTGTCGTAAACGGTGAGTTTTACGGCAATGACGAATTGCAGGGGTTGGTGACCCAGCCGCTGGGCGTGAAGGGCAAATTCAAATCGGGCGGTATTCCGCTGAGCGCGTATGCCATGATGACCGGGCACACGCTGAACACCACGGGCGTGACGCCCAATGAGGTGGCGACGCTGGAAGGCGATTCGCCCACCTTCCCGTATTTCAAGATCTACGGCAAAAGCCTGGGCGACGAAGGCGATGATGTGCATGTGAAGATTTTCAAAGCCAAGTTGACTTCCAGCCCGAAGGGCGCGTTCAAGCGCGGTGAGTTCTTCATGCTTGAGGCGGAGTTCCAGGGAGTGAAGGTCAACGGTAAAGCCTTCGACATGGTGGCAAACGAAACCGCTACCGCCCTGCCCGGCGCTACCGGAACCCCGGCTGCGTTTACGCTCAGCTCGAGCCCGGCAGATGCCGCCAGCGGTGTGGCTGTGGGCGCGAATGTGGTGCTGACCTTTAGCAACGCCTTGAAGAACGGCGCGGAAGACGCCATCATGCTGACTTCCGCTGCGGGCGTGCCTGTGGCTTGTGCCGTGACCATCGACCCGGCGCGCAAGGTCGTGACGCTGAACCCGAACAGCAACCTGAGCGCGGCAAGCGATTACCTGGTGATCGTGCCGAACGTGCAGGATGTTTTTGGGCAGACGCTTGCCAACACGGTGATCAACTTCACCACGGCGTAATGACCCCCTTGTCGCTGACGCGACATCCCCCCAAATACCGCTTTGCGGATATTTGGGGGGAGATTTTGAGGAACTATGAGCAAACAGTTGAAGCAAATGGAACAATCGCAACAGGCGAAGGGCAAGACGCTGGCGGAGTGGCGGGCGCAGCGGGTGCATGATGTGGACCTGCCGAGCGGGTTGACGGTGACGGTGCGCGATGTGAGCATCACCGATCTGGCGTTGACCGGGCGCGTGCCGAATACGCTGATGAGCGCGTTCGTGGAGGCTTCGGAGGCAGGCGACGCGGAGAAGCTGGCGGGTGAGGCGATCCAAAAGAATGCGAAGGATTTTGGAATGCTTTTGGATGTGATGGCAGAGGCTTGCATGGTGGAGCCGCGCATCGCGGACAAGCCGGGTGAGGATTGCATTACCCTGGCGGAGATGCCCACGGAAGACAAGGTGTTTTTGTTCAACTTCATGAACCGCGACGCTACTCAGGCGGTGCGCTCCTTTCGTGATGGAGAGAAAGAACCTGATCGTCCTGCATAGCATTTGCGAAACCTACGGGAGCACGCCGGGCATGTACCTGGGCTTGGATACCCCGTGGGGCAGATGGCAGATGGACGAAGTGACCCTGCGCGCCGGGCGCGAAGCCGAACGAAATTTACAGGAACGGCAGAGCAGCGGAAGCGCAGTGGGCAAAGGCAAGACCCTTGGCTATAAGAGCGCGGCGCAGGGCAAAAATCTGCGGCGTGTGAAGATCAACCCGAACGGGACGTGGTAAATGTCTATCCAATTAGGCTCAGCGTATGGAAAAGTATCGCTTGATGTAAACGGACTTGTGGCTGCCGTTCGCACAGGCAAAATGAATTTACAGCAACTTGCCGCCGTGGGTGAGCAGGTTGGCATGGCGTTACAAAATGCCGGTCGCATGATGACGCTGGGTATGACGTTGCCGATCCTTGCCACGGGGGCGGCGGCAATCAAAGCCGCCAGTGATTATGAAGAAACCCGCAATAAAGCCATTGTCGTTTTTGGCGATATGGCGGATAGCATCATCGAAAACTCCAACCGCGCTGCCACCACCCTGGGTGTGAGCAAGCAACAATATTTGGATTATGCCTCTTCGATCGGGGCGGCGCTGACGGCGGGCGGCATGGGCGTGGAGGAATCCACCAAACTTGCGGAGCAGGCTGTAAAGAATTTTGCAGACCTGGCATCGTTCCATAATGCCGAAGTTGCCGATGTGGCAGTTGCCTGGCAGAGCGCCATTCGCGGACAATACGAGCCGATCCAGCGGTATTTCCCTTTCATCACAGACTCTTATCTCAAAACTTATGGCGTTGCCAATGGCATGATCGATGCCAATACCAATACCCTGACGGCAAACCAGCGCGCCATTATCCTCAATGCCATTGCATTGGACGGGCAGCTCAACCCCGCCCTGAACGATTTTGCAGAGACTTCGGACGGGCTGGCAAATTCAACCCGCATCATGCAGGCACAGTTGAAGGACGCGCTGATCATGTTGGGGACGAACCTTTTGCCGATCGCCCTGCAAGTGGTGCAGGGATTGAACAAGATGCTGACGGCGTTCAACAATATGCCGCCCGGTATGCAAAAAGCGGTTATTGCCTTTGCGGCATTCCTGGCTGTGTTGGGTCCTGTCCTTTCGTTCATCGGTACGATCGTTTCGCTGGTCTCTGGAATCGCAGGCCTTGTAAGCACCCTGAGCGGGCTGGGAATTACATTTGCAGGCGTAGGCACGGCGATCACTGCGGCAGGCACGGCGCTGGCGGGCTTTGCGTCTGCGGCGCTGGCGGTGTTGGGTCCCATCCTGCTGATTATTGGCGCAATCGCTTTGCTGTATTGGGCGTTCAGCACCAACTTTATGGGCATCCGCACCACGGCAGAGCAGTTGTGGTTCATCTTGAAACATTATTTCAACATGGGCTGGCAGGCGTTGCTTCAAGTCAGCCAACAGCGAGCGCAGCAGTTGTGGAGCTTTTTCAAAATGCTGGTGCAGCGTATCCGCGACACGATAAAAAATATCAACTGGCAGGAGGTCGGTCGCTGGATTGTGTTCGGTCTTTCCAATGGCATGTTGGGCGGCATTCCGTTGATCTTGTCTTCGGCGACCAGGATCGCAAAGACCGTGCTCGAGACGCTGAAAAAGACGCTTGATTCGCGCAGTCCCTCACGCAAGACCGCGGTCGAAGGGCTGAACGCGGCGCAGGGCTTTATGAAGGGCGTGGATGCTGGCATGGACGCCCGCACCCTGACGCGCACCTTCTCGCGTCCGATCACCGCGGCGGCGCAGAGCACAAATCAGAACGTCAGCATGAACTTTGCCAACGGCGTGACCATCCGCCAAGTGCAGCAGATGCTGGCGCTCAACAATGAGCAGTTGATCCGCAAACTCAACACCGCGTTGGGAGGCGCATAACATGACATCTATTTTCCAGATCGGCACAACCGAGCCGGGTCTGACCTCGCTGGATGATCTGACCACGCCCCTGCCCGATCCGCAGTGGGAGTTCCGCGAATACCGCAAGATGATTCGGCTGGGCGATGGCTCGCTGTTCGGAGCCGGTCCGCGCACGGTGGTGTGGACCTTCCCGATGCTCGAACCGGATCAGATCGCCCAGCTCGAAACGTTTCTGAGCGATGACCCGATTTACATCCAAACCTTGAAGCGCGACGATACGATTGCCACCTTTGAGGTCATCATGAACGTCGTAGACCCGGCGCAGGATGGCAAACATCAACCCGGCTTTCGCGGCTGGCGCGTGGGGCATGAACTGGAATTTATTGTGCTGAGCGAGGTACCCTAATGAGCCGAGTGGTAACAGCGGGAGAGCTGACCTATTTCCGCACACCGGGGCAGTGGTCTCGGCTGTGGATGGCGGTCTATAAACCCAACAGCATCTACACGGCGCGGCTGGCGGCTTTGCCTGCCTCGAACGATCTTGTGGGTGAGATCACCTACAACACCGGCTCGGGCACCCTGGCAAACGTCAAAGCCGAAATGACTCTGTGGGTTGGCTCAAGTGCTGGCAAACGAGACCTGGGCATTGCGCGCATCCGCAAGGCGCCGATCAGCGGCACGTTTTACATCGGCATAACCAGCGAAGTGAACTGGCAGGCATCCTGTTATCTCACCGTGGTCGATCTTGCCATGCCGTCAGCCAAACCGGCGCGCATGGATGCTGGCACGCTCAAGCTGGATTACGACCTGACTTACAGCGACCAGCACAGCGTTTATTCTCCGGTCGTGCGCATGGGTCCGCATGCGGTGGCCTGGCTCACAGGCGCGACCGTGGCTGTGCCATTTGCCGCCACGGCTTTTGTGCCAGGCTCCACCATCAGCAGTTATAGCTGGGAGGCTCCGGGCGCGTCTGCCACCAGCGGCATGACCACCGCCAGCCCCACCATCACATACAACGCGGCGGGCAATTACACCGTCCGCTGCACGGTGACGGCTGCCAATGGCAAAACCTCCACAGGCGTGCGGCATGTGATGATCTACGATGCCAACAACCCGCCCAAACGTGTGCAGATCACCAACGCCCCGTCGATCGCCAGTTATGAGACCGGCGGCTGGGAGTATGGCGTGAAGATGTATACCAACGCAGACACCGATGAGATCGTGGAAGGCACGCTCTGCATCCTCTTCGCGCAGGATTATTACGGGTCCACTGAAACAAGCATCGGCGTGGTGACGAACCGCGCCAACATTGTTTGCGCAGGCTATCTCGACAGCGAATCCATTATTTGGGATTA